GGCACAACAGGGGCAACCCTTCGCATCGCTGCGTCCATGGTCTTGGCACAGGGCAACAACCACCAAATCAAGGTTTACATCGCCAAGAACGGCACAACGATTGACCAGTCAATGACTGACATCACAACGGCTCACACGAACGGCCATGCGATTTACACGGAGGCCTACGTTACGGGTGCGGTCAACGATGAGTTCACCATCTACGTCAACGCAATCGATAGCGGTACAAGTATCACGATTTCAGCCCTTTCATTTACCATCCACACGCTATGAGTAATAAATCTACTCAACACTTCACCCAATGGCTTGGGATAGAGCATAAGGTCCCCGTGATGCTGGAGAACAGGTCCGGCAAATACATCACCTACGGCTTTGCTAACGAATACCCCTACTACCTGCTTGACAACTATCGCAGGTCGTCCAAGCACAACGCCATCGTCAACGGCAAGGTTAACTACATCATGGGCGGTGGCTGGCAGGCAGGGGATGACTTGACCGTGGAGCAACAAGCCCGGTTTATCAAGTTCTTCGACGGACTTTCCAGCACGGAGGACCTAAACGACATCACCGAGAAACTGGTCTTGGACTTAGAGATTTTCAACGGCTTTGCGGTTGCGGTTACTTGGTCCAAGTTGGGAACCATCGCCAAGATGGAGCATGTTCCCTTTGAGAAAATCCGGGTTGACAAAGAAGAGAAAATGTTTCAAGTCGCTGACTGGTACAACGATGATATGATGCAGTTGTTCCCCAAGGTCGGCGACATCGAGAAAATCCCTGCATTCGACCCGGAGAACCGCCTCGGAAAGCAGTTGTTTTATTACAGGGTCTATGCTGCTGGCGTGAAGCACTACCCTCTCCCAGAATACATCGGAGGGAACGCTTGGATTGAGGCAGACGTACAGGTCGCCAACTTCCACAACAACAACCTGCGCAACAACTTTTGGGGCGGTTACTTGATAAACTTCAACAACGGGATTCCTACCCCCGAAGAGCAAGGCGACATCGAAAGGCAAATCAAGCGTAAGTTCAGCGGTACGGACAACGCTGGTCGCTTCGTTGTAACCTTCAACGATGATGCAGCCAAGGCCCCGACTTTGGAACCGCTCACACCGAGCGACATGGATAAGCAGTTCGAGATTTTGAACAAAGCCATCCAGCAAGAGATATTCATCGCCCATCGTGTAACCAACCCCATGCTATTCGGAGTCAAGACCGAAGGCCAATTAGGTGGACGCAACGAATTGGTCGAGGCTTACGAACTATTCAAGGCGACCTACGTCAACGACCGGGTCCGCAAAGTGGAGCGGATGATTAACTACCTCGGCTCCTTCAATGGCGTGGAAGGGATGGAACTTATCCCCGTTGAGCCTATCACGGAGCGACTAAGCGAACAAGCCCTGTTGCAGATAATGACCCAAGACGAACTGCGTGAGAAAGCAGGTCTGCAACCTTTGGAGAAACCTGCCGACGTTGTGGGACCTAATCCCCAACCCGATGAGCAACCGCAAGCCGTGGAAGCATTGCAGAGCAACGACAACATCAAGAAACTATCGGGGCGTGAGTACCAAAACCTGATGCGTATTGTCAGGCAGTATATGCAGGAGAAAATCACGCTGGAGATGGCTCGGACCATGTTGTCAGCCGGCTTCGGTCTATCAGCCCAAGAGATTGACACGATGCTGGGCGTTCAGGCCCAAGAGTTTAGCGAGCCTACGTGGGGCGAAGAAGACGACGAAGACTACGGATGGGGGGACGAAGAGTTCAAGGTCTTGGAAGTGGTTGCAAGCAAGTTCGGATGCCATGCAGACGATTACCACGTGATGCACTCCAAGCCGATGCGGTTCGACACCAACATCGACGAAAACATACGGTTGGCCTTTGCCGAACTGGGCGAGGAAGAAGTCGAACTGGACAAGAAGATTGAGGCGTATCGCAAGAAGAACCGGGACGCATCGGTTGAAGAAATGGCAAAGGAGTTTGGAGTTAGCAAGGCGAAGGTTGCCAAGCGGGTCGCCTACTTGATTACCAAGGACCGCTACCCTATCAGCCGGGCCGTGGACAAGATAGCCGAGCAGAACCTTCCCAAGAACGTCAAGGAAGTTGCAGAGCCTGTACTGGAGGTCCGTTACAAATACGCATGGGCGACAGGGTTCAGCAACAAAGACAAAGGATCCAGCCGTGAGTTCTGCAAGGTTATGCTTGACTTGGCCGGGCAGGGCAAGGTTTACACGAGGGAGGACATCGACGGAATTAGTGCGATCATGGGCTACTCGGTTTGGAACAGGAGAGGCGGTTGGTATCACACACCCAGCGGAGTGAATCGCCCCCAATGTCGCCATGTATGGGAGCAGCAGTTGGTAATCCGCAAAGGCAATAAAATCAGCAAGGCATGAAGGCACTATTCATAAGCGAAGAAACGCTACTGGACAATAGCATCATAAACGAGAACGTATCCTACACCCAAATCCGGCCCACCGTGGTCAAGGTCCAAGAGATGCGGATTCAGCCGATTGTTGGCTCTCCGTTGTACGGGGAACTCGTCAGCCAAGTGGTCAGCGGTTCAACGTCTGCACTCAATCAAACGCTGCTGGAGGATTACATCCAGCCTGCTATGATTCAATGGCTTTACTACGAGTTGCCGATGGTCCTTGCGTTCAAGTACATGAACAAGGGCATGGTCCGTAGAACCAGCGAGGAAAGTTCCCAGATGAGCATGGAAGAGATTACCCGGCTCACGGATAAGGTCAAGAACGATGCCGAGTGGTACTCCGAACGCATTACCCGGTACTTAATGGAGAACCGCAATTCTTATCCGCTCTGGAACTCGCCTCCTTCTGCTTTGGATACGATATACCCGAACGCCACCAACTACCGCACCGGGATGGTCTTGGACCGCAACCGAAGAATGGGAATCAGCAACCTTGACTACCCCTACCCTTACGGTCAATTCGGGGCGTGTAATGACTGCTGACGATGGGCGCACACAAGAAGAACATACTGAAATTACAAAACTATGTCTTGGATAAAAATCAAGCAGGCCCTGCTGGACCTTGCAAATGCTCACCCGCAAGTCAACTCGTTCGGGACGGGCGACCCTCTTGCGGTAGGCACGGACAACACCATCAACCTGCGAACCCCAAGCCGTGAGCGAATCGTCTATCCGCTCGTTTTTGCGGACGTGCAGTCTGCAAGTACTGACGCTGGGACTTTGGACCTTGTGGTCGGTGTCTATTTTAGCGACCGGGTGGAGTCCATCAAGCCGATGGGCGGAGTGGTTTCGGGCAGCCCTACGCTGGGTTGGCAGGACAACGAGGATGAGGTCCTAAGCGACCAACTGCAAATCGCACAGGACTTCATATCGTCGCTTACAAACGACCCGAACGAGGACTGGACCCTTAGTGCCTCCGTGTCGCTTACCCGCTTTGTAGAGAGCCGGGACGACCGCACGGCAGGGTGGCAGGCTACGATGACCTTTGAGATTCCTTACTCTCACTCGGTTTGTGAAATTCCCACATAAAAGACATTTACAATTAAACGCTAAAAAATGCCTACACCCATATTGCAACAAATGCTCGGACAGGGCGGTACGATGGAGTTCATTGATGGAACCGTTACCGGGAAGAACTACGACTTCCTTGTAGTCAACACCGCTGCGACCTTCACAACTTTAACGGGAACTGGAAGTGAGAACCTGCTAACCGCTTACAACTTTAGTGGCAAATCCCTTTCCGCTGGCATCGTTATCAGCGGTCGCAATGGCGGTAAGATTACTGCCGTTACTCCTTCGGTGGGTTCGGTCATCGGATTTACATTCCTCTAATGCTGATAGGTTACGGCTACGGCTATCCCACAAACCAACTGCTTGGCGGTGGCAATCCGTTTTGGCTTGCCTTCAACCAACGTGCAGACGCTGACGGGGCTTTGCCTGCCGAGGCTGCGGTCAATGGATGCCTCCAAACCCGATTCCTCAACTCCTTCCAATCATACGCTTTCTTCGTCTTTTATTCCAACTCTTGGCTGCCGTTTATGCAACGGGCGAACACCGACTCGGCTAACGCTGCGGAGGTTCGCTTCATCAACTGCCTCGAAGTCCGAATGTATAATCTTTTAAACGCATAGCAGATGCCTGCAAGCCCATCACTTCTTATCGTCCCTGCCCGATTCAAGACGGGGAAACTCTACACTCAAATCGCTACGACTTCGGCTGGGTTGGTCCTTGGTTCATCGGGGGACTTCAATGTTACCCGTGGGACTACTGCGACCCGATTCAATTCGGCTGGCTTGATTGAGAGCGTTGCAAGCGGTGTCCCCCGCTTGGACTACTACACCAGCGGTGGAACGGCGGGGTGTCCTGCTCTTTTGGTGGAGCCTGCGGCGACGAACTTGGCGTTGCAGAGTCAGGATTTTCTTACAACTTGGGCTCCCACAAATATCACGGTTACAACGGGCTCAACGGCTGCGTTTACGGCTCCCGATGGAACAACAACTGCAGACCTTTTGACGGCATCCGCAAGCGGTAGCGCAAGAATCATTCAGTCGTTTACATTTGTTTCAGGCACAACCTATTCCTATTCCGTATTTGCAAAAGCGGGGAGCGGATTTTTTGGCTTAACTATGGAGAATGGCTTTGTTGCAAGCGGAGCCGCAGTTGTTTGGAATCTTAACACGGGCGCTCTTGCGGTTAGCGGAGTTGTTGGAGCGGGCTACACATTGCAGTCACAAGGCATTGAGAACTACGGGAATGGATGGTATCGTTGTAGAATGACCGTTCTTCTTGGCCTTGGGACCGCTGGGAATATTCGTGCTAATACGAGCGATGGAACTATGACAAGTGCTATCATAAATAGCGCAAGCGGAAATACTGCGTATGTATGGGGCGCACAACTGGAAACAGGCTCGGTGGCGACTTCTTATATCCCCACCACCACAGGAACGGGAAGCCGAAGCGGTGATTTGGTGTCCGTGACGGGAGCCGTCAGCGGAAGCATCGGGCAGACGGCTGGAACATTCTAC